AAGCATTAAAAAATACAATTGAAATGCATACAGAACAAGACCCTAACATAACAGATGTGTTAATTAACTACCAAGTAAAAGAATCAAATGGAGTTAAAAATATAATAAAGTTAAATGCAACTTTAGAGTAACGTGTTGTATATGATTTGTTGAGGAACGAAATAAAATATATACGGTGTTACCAATAGTACGAATTAAATAGTAATAACTTAATAAATAGAAACGATGAAAAAAGAACTTGAACAAATAGTAAAACCACCAATAGGATTAAGACCAAAATGGGTAAGTGATAAAGAAAGACTAAACGAGGTAAGAAGTGCGATAGTAAGGTATTATGATGCTGAATTAAAAATACCTATTGAATGGATTGAGGAATACAACGAGTTAATTGATAGTACTAAAGTTTAGTATTATTGGTAACGGATAGTAATATGAAATTTTAATTTAAACGGTATGATTTACGAAATAATATATAAAGGAAAAGTACTTGAAAGATTAGCAACCAAAGAAGTAGCAGAAAACATTGCAGAAATGTACAAGCGTGGTGAAGTATGGACTACTAAGAGAAAACTAAGTGATGTTAAAGTAGTAGAACGTAGTTTAAATTAATTTTTTATATTACGTGTTATGTGCTTTTTTAATTGCATCATAACGTACAAGTTTATGGTGTCGTTGCGTGGAATTATAAAACAACTTAAATAAATAAAACAATGGATTTAAAACAAAAATATAGAGAAGAAACAAACCTTGAACCTTATGGCGATATTAACCAAAAAGACAATTATACCAGAAAATATGTAAAATGGCTCGAAAAGCAATGCACTATAAACGGTGTTAGCATTTCGTTTATAGACCAAATCAAAAAGCAAATAGAATACCACAAAGAACAAGAAAACACAAGGGCAAGCGTAAAAGATTACGGACAAGCAATATACCATAATAACAGGCGAGGTGCTTTAGAGGACTTATTAGTATGGATAAAACTAAATGAATGCTAACACCAAGATATAAAAGCGTTTTAATGCTTTATATCGACTGTTGACCAACGTTTTAATGTTGGTGGAAAAAATAAAAACTATATTTGTAAATAATAATTAATTAAATAAATAAAAATGGAAAAACTAAGAAAGATTCAAGCAGAATTAAAAGCACCAAAAAACCAGAGAAACAACTTTGGTAAATACAACTACAGAAGTTGTGAAGATATCCTTGAAGCAGTTAAACCTCTACTGGATAAACACAAATGTACATTAACAATTTCTGATGAGATAAGAGAAGTATGTGGTGTATTGTTTGTTGAAGCAATAGTATTTATATCTGATGGTACTGATTCAGTACATACTAAAGCACAAGCTGGTATAGACCCAAACAGAAAAGGAATGGATATAGCACAAAGTTTTGGTAGTAGCTCATCTTATGCACGTAAATATGCCTTAAATGGTTTATTTTTAATTGATGATACAAAAGATGCTGATGCAAGTAATACACACGGAAAAGGAGCTAAAACAACTGAAAAGAGCTGGTTAAACAAAGGTACTGCTGAATTTAAGAAAGTACAGACATACTTAAAAGGTGGAGGTAACATTTCTAAGGTTGAAGAAAAGTACAGAATATCAAAAGAAGTAAAAGAATTATTAACTAAATAAATATGAATGACTTTGAATTAAGAAAAACCAAGAAAGACCATTACAGATTCTTTATTAATGGAGTAGATGTAACTGGCGAACAAGAAAGAAGCACTTTTAGACACATTATAGAAGTGATTGATAACGGAATAACAACTGGATTATAAATTAAAATTAGAAATTATGAGTGCAAAAAAACCTTACTTATTAGGAGACGTTGAGTTACAACTTGACACAATTAAAAAGCTTTCTCAATACTTTGAGAACATCTTAACCTACAACGCAAAAAGAGAATTAGTGCCAAAGAAAGGAGAAGATGGAAAAGAGTTAAAGAAACTGAAGTTAAACTTTTCAATTTTTGAAGAAGGTAACTATGGGCAGAATGTATCTTTTACTATTCCTCAAACAAAAGAGCAGAGAGAGAACGGAGAGAAAAAAAGGTATGTTGCCAATGGTAAAATTTACTATGCATCAGATGACTTACAATCTTTTGTTCAGAAGTCAGAAGCAAAGGCAGAGAAAGCAACACCAGTTGCAGCAGATGACTTGCCATTTTAAATTAATTGGGAGGTGTAAAAGCCTCCTTTTTTTTTGAATAAATAAAAAATATAAAATTATGAAAGTAAAAGATTTAATTGATAAATTAAAAAATTATAACCAACAAACAGATGTATGTTCTGGATATTTAACTAATGACAACAAAATGTTTCATCTTGATTTAATTATTAAAGAATCTAATCCAATAGGAGATAGAGATGCAGAAGATAAATTATTATTATGGATAGGTTGTAAAGAGTTTTAGTTTTTTATAGTATTAAAATAAAAAATTTATGTGGAACTATAAAGGACAAAGAATAAAAACAAGAGAAGATTTACCAGCAGATGCAATTGGGTTTGTTTACAGAATACTTAACAGACGAACAGAACAAGTTTACATTGGTAAAAAGATACTGCTTAACAAACGTACAAAACCACCTCTAAAGGGATATAAAAGAAAGAGGGTTGATTACGTTGAAAGCAACTGGATAAAATACACTGGAAGCAATAAAGAAAGTAAAAAATGGAATATTGAAGATTGTTATAGAGAAATTATATACATTTGCTACAATCGAACAATGATGAGCTATTATGAAACCAAGTTACAATTTACAGAGAACGTTTTAGAAAATGATAAATTCTTAAATGATAATGTACTTGGTAAATATTATAAAACAAAAATACAGAAATATATAGATGACGCAGAAAATAAAAACGAATGAGCAAATTGAAGAAGATAGAATGGCAATGCAGATGCTTGAAGAAGAAGCAAATGTAGATATATCAGAAGTAATAAAATACCCTCCAGTATCACTTAGTCTTGGTACATACATAGATGTTGATGTAGAAGGAAACCAAATAGAATACCCAATACCAATTGGCACAGATGGTAACTTTAGTTTTGTACAAGCATTTCCAAAAGTAGGTAAATCATTTTTTATTAGTTTACTTGTATCAGCATATCAAAGTGGTGGTAATAAATACTCTGGTAATATCAAAGGACATAGACGAGGCAGAAAGATAATTCATTTTGATACTGAGCAAGGTAAGTTTCATTGTCAGAAAGTATTTCGCAGACCAGTAATAATGAATGAGCTGCAAACAGATGACAACTACCATACTTACGCATTAAGAGCAATGACACCAGCTGAAAGGGTAGATTTTATTGAATACATAATTTATGATAAATACAATGAAGATAAAATAGGTTTAATTATTATTGATGGTATTGCAGATTTATTAAACGATGTTAATTCAATGTCAGAAACAAACTATGTTGTGCAAAAGATAATGACTTGGACTGCAAAAAAAGAATGTCATCTTTTAACAATTATACATCAAAACTTTGGTACAAATAAAGCGACAGGAAATTTAGGTTCAGCCCTTGAAAAAAAAGCTGAAACACAAATAAAGTTAGAAAAGAATGAAGTTAATAAAGGCTGGATTACTGTTGAATGCAAAAGAAGTAGAAATAGAAGTTTTGATTCATTTAGCTTTATGATTAACGATAATATACTGCCAGAATATGTTAATAACGATTTTGAATTTTAAGTAACTTTTTGGTTATATTGCATCTATGAAAAATATAAAATTAAATTGATATGAGTTTTTTAAAAGGTAATTTAGGAGAAAGTTTATGGTTAAAAGAATTGTCAAACACACATACGCACATAGAAAAAGCACCAAACAAAAGATTTTATGATTGGGATATAAAAGCAAATTATAAAGGCAGAGAGGTTACCTATGAGGTTAAGTATGATGCAAAAGGTTACTACTATGCTGATAGATATAATAGACCAGTAAATATCTATATTGAATTTCAGAATACAAGAAAAGATGAGGATAGTGGTATTATAGCATCAAAAGCAACTTACTATGTTTACATATTAAAAAGTCTTGACAATGTTGAAACTGCTTATGTTTTTAACAGATTAGAACTTTTAAGCTACTTAAAGAATGCAGATGTAAAAGTAAAAGGAAATAGCTTTGGTGGGGATAATAACGCAAAAGGCTGGATTCCTCCTCTTAGCACATTAGAACACTTAATATTAAAAAAAATAAAACTAAAATAAATGGAAACAATTAAACTATTAAACAACGAAGTATTTGATAAGCAAGACATTTTAAGTAAGATGATGGATGATGAATTTTACTATGGTTACTTAGGTGTAAATGCATTATCAAGCTCAGCATCAAAGAAACTTTTAGATTCTCCTTATGCTTATCATCGTTCACTAACAGAAAAACAAACAAATGTACAAGCATTAAGAGATGGTCAACTAATACACCTTATGGTACTTGAGCCAGAAAAAGTAGACTACTTAACTTTTACAGAAGGTACAAAAGCATCAAAGCAATATAAACTTGCAGTACAAGAAGTTGGCTCACACAATGTATTTACTAACTCAGAGTATCATAAAGCAAAAAAGATATCTGAAAGGGTAAGAAGTGTAACTGATGTAAAGAACATACTGGAAGGTGCAAGATTTGAAATACCAGCAATTGATACCTATAATGATTTAGCATTTAGAGGTAAAGCAGATATATTAAAAGATGGTGTTGTAATAGATTTAAAAACAACTGCTGACATAAAAAGTTTTGAAAGGTCTGCTAATCACTTTTCTTATGACTTACAAGCTGCATTGTATTTAGAATTGTTTGGAGCATTTGACTTTGAATTTGTTGTAGTTGATAAAAGTACACTTGACGTTGGTATCTTTAAATGTTCAGAAAACTTTATTGATAGTGGTAAAAGAAAACTTGACATTGCAACAGAAAGATACTATGACTATTTACAAACAGAAAACATAGAAGATTATGTTACCAGAGGAACTTTGTAACAATCAAGAGAAGATAGCCTACAAAAGTTGTGTTGATAGCTATTTTAGTAATGGAGATAGACAAGACATTATGGAATACTGGATTCAACTATTTGACCAGAAAAGATTTTGTGAGGCAAAGGGAGTAGAAAAGGCACTTGAATTAATTGACATATATGAGGAGATAAATGCCAAAGATTAAAAATAAGATTGTTTTAAAAAATTGTAATTATCAGCATCAGCAATACTGTTTTAAAAAAGGGTTTATTATTTATCCAGTTGTATCTGGTAAGATGTTTAAAATATATTGCAATAGAATAAAAGGTAATTACTATATGAAAGGAAAAGAATTTAATAAACAAGAATCATTCCAAGCTATTTGGAATTTATACACTAAAATATACAACTATGAATTTAATAAGATACGAGATTAAAGCTGGGTTTTTTAAAGGTTTTCTGTTTGGGGTTAGACATTACCCTTTTGATGATGAAGAAATGTACGAAGAAGATATAGTTTTATACATTGGTATCTTTCAAATAATTTTAACTTTAATATACGAGAAATGAGAAGCACACAAGTACACTATGACAATGGTAAAGACTATGATGTAATAGATGTTATAAATGATTTTAACCTTAATTTTAGCAGAGGTAACATACTAAAGTATATTTGCAGAGCTGGAAAGAAAAAAGATGAGTTACAAGACTTATTAAAGGCAAAAGACTATTTAGAACGAGAAATAGAAAGAATAAGGGATACAAATTAGTATCTCTTTTTTTTATTTAAAATGTTAAAGAAATGTTAAAATCTGTTAACATAGTTGTTAATTAAATAATTTCTTATATATTTGAGTATTATTAATTAAAATAACAAAATATTATGGAATTTAACAAATCAAACAGAGAAGCCTTAATAACTAATTTAAGAGAATCTAACAAAAGTTTAAGAATAAAGATTGAAGTACATAAACAAATGGAAGAACAACATAGTACAGTTGATGTTCTATGGCAATTAGTTGAAATAGAATCATTAAAAGTATCTATTAAAATGATTGAAAAAGCATTAATAGATAATAACCCTTTTAATTTAGATGTAGACTTTTGCGAATAATAAACTATAAAAACAAAACAAGATGAAAAAATTACAAACATTAGTATTGATTTTAGCACCAAGCTATTTTATAGGTAGATTATTAATAGGCTTAATCTTTAACGTATAATTATGAAGAAGATACTTACAAGATTCGGAGAGTTATTATTTGGAATTGCAATGATTATGATTGTAGCTTATATGACTTTATGGTTTATATCAATGGTATTAATATTATTTAACAGTTAAAACAAAAACAATGTACGAACTAACACACAAAGACGGAACAACAGTATTAGCAACTTACTCAGAAGGTTTAGGATTTTTTGACTTACAAGGTTGGCAATTAAAAGATGATTGCTGGGTAAATTGTGTAGAACTTTAAAAAAACAAAAACAAATGGAAGAAACATTAGAAATGATTAGAGCATACGTTAAAGGTAAAGATGATTGGTGGATTGAAAGACAATTAGATATACTGGAAGTGCAGATAAAAATAGAGATAAACAACGCAGAAATAAAAACTTTAAAAGGAATAAGAGATGGACTTAATTAAGATTGTAAAAACAATAGAGCCAGAGTACAAGAATACAGACCAATGTATAAATCCTTTACCAAATGAAGTAGAGCTGATGTTGGACAACGAAGATTATTTAATAGAAGTAAACTTAAAAGAAGATGTATTAAAAACTAACTTTTGGCAAGGAGAAGAAATATACAATGCATCAAGTGATGAAATAGATTTTATTTACAACCATCTTGAACAATTACTTTTAAGTAAGATAGAGGAAACAAAAGAGTATTACAACGAACACAATTATAATTATCAATTATTTAACAATTAAAACAAAAACAAAATGAACACACAAGAAATTAAAAGAGGAGAGTACAATGCTTATTATCCAATAAGTAAATTGAAAATGGCATCAGTAAACAGAGATACTGTTATCAAACACGCAGAGAACTTTAAATCAAAACTTAACGAATATGGCTGGATGATGCCAATTGTTGTATCTTCAAAAGGAGATGTTATAGAAGGACATCACAGAATAGAATCAGCTAAACTTTTAAAGCAAAAAACAATACCAGCTTATATTGTTGAATGGGTAGATACGCAGAATAAATCAAAACATTTAAACTCAATAATTAGTTTAAATAATGGTAATAAGGCTTGGAATACTTTAGACTATTTAAAAGCATATTCAACAGATTCAAAAGATTATAATATAGTTTATGATGTTTATTTAAAAAACTCTAACAATATATCAGTTGGTAATGTTGTTAATTTGTTTTTTTGGAATACAAGAAAGTCCTTTAAAAAAGGTTCTTCTGTCGTAAAAGATTATAAATTTTCTTCATATTTAATAGGGGAAATATCAAAACTTGTAAGTAAATATGGCAAAAGTAATATACAAGCATATTGTGTAAGGGAGATGATTGATATTTCATTTACTAAAGCATACAAAGATTATAAGGCTCTTAATTTTTTATTTAAGGAATATGCAAAATTGGCAAAAGTAAATTCTCCAGCAGCTACATCAATATCAAGATTTAGACCATTAATGGAATCATTATTAACAGAATTTAACTTAACAAGAAAATGAATATAACAAATGAAGATAATATGCAGCTAATGGCAAGGTATGAAGATAATCACTTTGACTTGGCAATAGTAGACCCTCCTTATGGGAAAAAACCAACAAGAGATAACAAAGGTAATGGTGGTTATAATAATAGCAAAAATTACGAGAATAAAGCTAATGTATGGGATATAAGACCGCCAAAAGAATATTTTGAAGAATTGTTTAGAGTATCAAAAAATCAGATTATTTGGGGTGCAAATTATTTTATAGAAGATTTAAAAAGTTCAAATGCTTTTATTTGTTGGAATAAAAGAAACGGAGATAATATTTTTGCAGATTTTGAACTTGCATATACATCATTCACATCAAGAGCAAGAATATATACTTTAGTCAGAGAAATGGGGGTTAGATTTCACCCAACACAAAAGCCAGTCAAACTTTATGAATGGTTATTAATGAATTACGCAAAAGAGGGGAATAAAATATTAGATACACATTTAGGAAGCGGAAGTATAGCCATTGCTTGTCACAACTTAGGCTATGATTTAACCGCTTGTGAATTAGATAAAGAGTATTACGATGCAGCAATAAAAAGATTAAAAGAACATCAACAACAATTAACAATGTTTTAATATGGAATTAACAGAAAAGAAATTAGAAAAGATTAGTGGAGCAATACTAAGCTCATTTATAAACCTACACTTACTAGAAGATGCAGAGAAGATAGGTTTGTTTAGACAACGAGTAAGAAACAACATTAGACGTACTATAAGCGATTTAAAAGAGATAGAGATAAACTACTATAACAAGATAGAAGAAGTTGATGAGAAAGAGCTAGGAGACAAGCTAACTGCCAACAAACTAATCTTTCTTGATTGGGTGTTAAACAAGTTTGACTTTAATGACTTTTGTAAGATACAAGAAGTATGTTTAGCATACGAAGCAGACAAAGAAAGAATAACACAAGTAACAGATGAAGTATTAATTAATAACGGGGCAGAACAAATAGATGAGTAGATATAATTACAACAGACAAGCAGCAGAAGAATTAGTAAATGATTTTTGTGAGATTACAAAACTAAACATATATGATAATTCACGTTCAAATGATAAAGCATCTTTTAGAGCATTACTATACAAAGTATTAAATGAAGTAAATGGAATGAATGATAGAATGATATCAGACTGGTTTGCTGAGAAAGGTATTAAAAGAAATAGGTCAAGTATATTTCACGCATTAAAAAAGATAGATGTGTACTATGATAGCTTTACAAGGTTTAGAAGTATTTATGATATTTACTTTAATGACAAGAAGGAAGAAACAATAAGAAAAGAGAGAGCTAGATTAGAGCGTTTAAAGAACAAAACAAAAGCTATTAAGCAAATCATACTAAACAAAGAAAAAGATGCTTTAGCATTCTTAATAGATACTATACCAGACAATAAAAGAGATGAGATTTATGAGGTGGTAAACCTTAGAGTAAAGTCTTGGGATTGGAAAAGCAAAGATAAATGTGAGGTAATAGAATGTGGTACATCAATGGAAGGTATGCATTGGTAATACAACTTGAAAGTATATGAAACGTAAAATTTAAACATACAAAATGAATAAGACTAGATATTATATATTAGGAATACTAAGCGGATTGATACTATACAAAATAATTTATGTTTTATATACATTGTTGTTGTTAGTTGATTTTACGCCTTTATACCCACACTTAGTAAACATAAACTACTATTGCGAAAAGTACACAACTAAAAATATTGCTGAAATAGGATTTATATTATTACTAACAATACCAATAGCAATATTTGTAATTAAAGAACGTAGGCATAAGTAAAATAGATTACTGCCAACAGTTGTACAAGGCACGTTTTAATGTGCTTTGTGCTTAGTTGTAAAAATAATTATGTAAATCTTGTAAAATGTCATATTTTTTTTATTATATAACTATACGTTTATTTAGCAACTATTTAATCTTAAGTATGTGTACATACCTAAACGTTGAGAGATAATTAAATAAAAATATATTTATATGTACTGAGGGTAGCTATACCCTTTTTAAAAGTGTTAATAAAAACATATAAACATTCTATAAAGTTTCAGTTATTTTTATTACTTTGTTGCAAACACAAAAGCTATGTTAGAGAAGATATTTGAATCTCA